CCACCCACAACACCACTAATGTCGTAACTGTCACAGCCAAAAGCTCCCATGTGCTCGTTTCCTGGATATTTAATACCATTCTTTATTATTATGTTATTCTGTTGTTCTTGATTAGGAACCCAAGTAATCCAAAATCTACCATCTTTGTTCGGGTAGAACATTACTTTTGTATCTTTAATACCGTTTTCCCATTGAAAGTTACCTTTCGTAACCATTGTATTGTTTTTTAACTCGTCGTTATAATCTATCTGTTGGTAGATCTTAGTTAAGTTAAATAACGATTGCTTAGACTCGTCTCTAAAAGCATGTTGCTCTGTTCTTGGAAATTGGCGATAGTATTCGTTTAACGCGTCCGGATCGTCTTTTAATCCTTCAACTTCATTTTCCCAATGATCAATGACGCCCTCATCAATAATGTCACCTTGAGGACCAAGAATATCTTTCTTAGGTACGTCAAAAACCGGCCAACCGTGTTCATCAATGAATCCTTCATAGTTCCACTCCATCGGTATAAAAAGCTTATACAATCCGCTTTTTGTTTGCCCATTCTTATTTCTTTTTGTAACGTCTGAATCGTTATATAATTTTTTAAAGTTTTTACCTCCCTTGTCTAATGCATTTGAGGTTGAGCCCATCATACACTTACCGATAATGCGACTACCTAATCTTAAACAAGTTTTTGTAACTCGCCAGTTGTTAAGTATGTTAGTAGGCCTTTCCCACTTACCGCTTTCGTCGTGTATTAATAGCTTTAGTTTTTCTCCATCGTAAGAGTTGTCCCCGGTGTTTTTCCAGTCGATCGTTGTGTCGAGACCTGTAATTTCCTGGAGTTTCTCGTTTGAATCGAGTTTCCTCCTTGTAAGCTTTGAGGCTGGTACTCTGTACGCAAGCTCTGTTTTCGGGCGGTCCATTCCGTCCTGTATTGGTTTAAAGAAGAATGGATAGTTAACCGATATCGGGACAACTTTGTCTGTAAACATCTTCTTTGCATCGGGTCCAGACTTGGACAGTATGCCAAATCTAGCATCCGTAGATATTGTGCCTTGGTTAACGGTCTCTCCTGAGGCCATGAAAGAAAAGCCCGATCTTCTGTTCTTAAGGTAGCACATGCCATAGCTTCGTCTGTCTGCTTTGCAAGCTTCCCAAAAAAGATAGAACAACCTGTTTGATTCTCTAAAGTCTGGGTGCCCAACGTCAATCTTGGACCACTGCAGGTACATGTAATGAGTACCAGTAATGTAAGTAGGCTGGTCTTTGTTAATAAACCAAAAACCTTCTTCACGCCTGTTAAACTCTGTGTCAATATATCCATACCACTTTTCTTTAAATGCAGTTGGATACTTTTCCCAATCCGCTTCGCTTTTAATTTTACTTAATTCTTTTGGGTATTCTTTTGGCGCCCACTTATTAATTCCCTTACTGAGTTTGTCCTCTAGCAACGGTAATGCGATATGTAAATCACCAATAACATATATATCTCCTATCTTGCCTGTTCTACTTATTACAACAAGATCGTATTCTTTGTCGTAACCATACTCCCATTTAGCGTAGCGATTCTTTTTCTTAATTGCTTGCGGCTTAACGTAGTCTTTGGCTATCCGGTATAATTCCTGTTGATATGCCATTATTTAGATCTCGATTCTGCAAACCCTTTAAAAGCGGGTTTAGTTGAAGCGCTTGACGATTCGTTTATCATGCTTTCCTCCTCTTGAATTCTTGTAAGAATTTCAAAGGCATCAAATATACATAACTTTTTAGTAGCGGCAGCATTTTTAAGTCTGTCAGCTGAAATATCCTCTTCTGAGTCAACGATCTTTTCTTTTGCTACCTTTACTAATTCTTCAATCGCTAGTCGCCCAGCGGCTATTATATTCTTCTTCGTTTCTATCGAGTCCATACTTTATAACAATATCATTTGATTTCATACAATACATAATTTGATTGTCTACAACAAATTCCCATTCGCTATTTGGTGTGAACCCAACTATGTCTCCTGGATTGATTCCAGACTCCTCTAAGGAGCTATTACCTATTTTAAGTATACCAATAAGATCAGCTACTTTATCTGTGCTTAAAAGGTCTTTATTCTTGACAGGCGCAACAAAGCATCTATCTCCGAATGATTTCCAAGTATCTTTTCTTTTATACAAATACACTTGATCAACCGCACAAAAAAATAAGTCGTCTTTTAAGAAAGACCTACTGTTCTTTTTGATTCCTTTCATGTCGTAAAATACCCTGAACACATTGTGGTGTACCATAATTAAATCACCTTTTCTTATAGGAGTTGCAAATGCAACTGGTGTTTCAATTACTTCAGCAATATTGTTAACATGCTTAAAGCTTTCTATAGAGCTATTTGTTATAAGGGTATGCTCTCCAACCTTCACCTCGTTATCATACCTTTTGCCTACCGGCTTTATGATAAAGTCATATACACTCCGCATTAATATTCTAAGTCATATTCAACGGATATTGCCATGTTTGAATTAAATTTCTTCCATGGCATTATCTCGTCTACTTTTTTTATAAATATATTATAAGAATTATCAGACTCTTCAAATAGTATGTGAGAGATCTCGTGACCGCCGTAAACTGTCTGTTTAACAGAGTAATGCATTGCTTCGTTTTTATAGTCAGCCCCGATACTAATCTTTCTTATAATACTATCCATAATATTACTCTACAACTGCTTCTGGTACAATTTCTTCAAAAGTTCCATCTACAAGGTTAATATTAATTGGTCCGTACTTAGTCTCAATGTCTTTCTTAGCTTCATCCATACCCTTTTCAAGTACATTGACTTGGTATATAGCTTTAGCCTTTTGAACCTCCAGTACGCCTATGTTAGCTAGATACGATTGTAGTTCCCCTTGAAGCTCTTTAATGTTATTTAATTCCTCTGCTGTAATAGCGTTTACCTCTGGTTTCATTTCTTTTACTTTACTCATTTGATTTAATTTAATTGTTAATTGTTAATTGTTAATTACCTGAATTAGGATCCTTCATTTGGTTCCTGTTTGGTAATGCTTTTATTCTTGCCGTTCTAGCCGCATTTGATAGGCCCGTTACTCTAGGGTCCGTATCCTTGTTTACGGTTATAGCTCTTTGGCTTTGAAGTACTGATCCAAATTCCTCATATTGCTTGTACATTGGGGTGTCCTTGTTCACGTCTATATTGTAGCCGTCAGAAGTTGGCACGCTGACCACTTCAGGTTTTGGCTTATCCTTGTCGCCTCCGTTTTGATATCCGCTTGTAATTGCATCTACCATTTTATTGGTGACTGGTGCTCTTCCAAATTCTTGTTTGTACGCCATTTTTTTGTTTTAGTATAATTTTATTATTATGTATTCATTATTTAAATCGCCATGGTAGCTAGATAATATTGTGCCGTCTTTTTGCATGCGGTATGCTATTGTGACTGTGTAGCCATTTTGCTCGTTATGTAGCTTTGTAACAAACCCTTTTGTGCCTTGGCTAACAATAGTTTCTGTTATAACCCTAAGCTCATCAAAGCTGGTGTTAAAAACCTGTAGGACTTTGTACTCACTAGCTATTATTGTTTTAACATAAGTGGATTCCTCGTTAAGCCACATTCCGTTATACGCTTCTTGAGCTGTTAATGTTAATGACGTTAAAACTAAACACAGTGTAATAAATAAATTTTTCATAAGATTTGATTTTATTATATAATCACACGCTTTTTTGAAAAACTACCTATTTTTTTAATCTATAGGCGCCGGAGGTACTTCTGCCCCTCTAGGCCAACCCATAAAACTATGTGCTGCTACATCCCCTGGGAATACTTCGTATGTTCCGAAATCGAGTAGGTCGCTAGACATTACATCATACGCCCACCCTGGGTAATAAACCGGTGGTGTTATCTCGTGACCATCAGGACCGTAAGTCCCTGGTATCTCAACTACCTTACCAATGTTTACCACTGCTGCTGTTCCGTTTGTAAACTGCATGGTTGTCACACCCTCTTCAGTTACCTCTTCCCATACCCCTTTGGATATTAGGATGTCTTTACCTTGTTGTTCTGTATCAAATACAGTCTTATAAATTTGCATCATATTATATTGTTGTTAGTTTTATTAACTCCGCATCCGATAATGCTTTTGTGTAAACTTGTAGGTCTTTAGTGTTACCGTGGAAATTACTTCCTCCAGTTGCACTTGAAAAATTAAGTTTAGACAAACCTAAAGGAGTACTTGATATTGATTGAGTATAAGCCTCTAAACCATTTTGATATATACTATAATTTCCATTACCCCACCTTATTGCTATTTTAAAATTAACACTTAAAATTGAAACCGTTATAGTTTGTGAAACTAATTGAGAGGCATTAGCGTTAAATCTTAAGCCTAATTGATTTTCAGAATAAGGATATATCATAATCCTATTACTTCCGCTACCATCAGATAAAGAAATTTGATTATTTGCACTAGCACCCCAATCCAAAGCACTACCTTCAAAATACAATACACCTTCTTCACTGTTTATCTCTGGTGTTGCGTTTATACAAGTTTCTTGGTTACGTGTAACTGTAGTTCCCGCTGTCGGGATGTAAGATGTTGCATAGGATTGTTGTTCTAATTGTGCGCCCCAAATGTAAACAGATGTTAATGTATCAGATGCTGTTTTAATAACTTGCCAATAATTACCATCAGTTACAGAAATATCAAATCTTTGCCATTTATCTGTTAAATTTACTTGTTTTGTAACTGCTGGGTTTCCAGTAGCAGACCTTAAAGATATTGTTCCATCAGTATCAGATTTTAGATATACAGAAAAATTGTATACTCCCGTACTATTAAAAACATAGGTAATTCTTGACAAAGTACTTGGTAGATTTAATTCACTTGCATTGTTCTCACCACTTGGGGACAAGTAAGTATTTAAACCCAATGTAGCACCACTTTCTTTAAGCCAACTGCTATCACTAAATAATTCAGATTGTGTTATTAAATTCGTACTCTGCGGTTCTAGTAAAAATGCCTCTGCTCCAGTTGAGTAATCTAATCTAGGAGTGTTAGTTGCAGTTATGTATTCTTTTACAGATACGTTGTCTATTGTTACATTACCCGCTCCTCGCAAAGCAAAACCTAAACCTATTGATGATTGACTTGTAAATATATACTCATATTCTCCAACATTTTGTATTAAAACAGATGCGGGACTACCTCCCATATAAATTTGAACAAAATTACTTCCACTAGCTTGTGATACTTTTATTTTTACTTTATATTGAGTATTTGGATTTAAAATTGATTGTGATAAATAAGATGCAGCCCCAGTATGTGTTGCTTCACCGTTAGCAATACTCCAACCCGCACCTTTAGACCAAGCCGTATCACTATCAAACGAGCCATTTACCACCAATTCCTCGCCTATCTCATTAGTACTTTGTATTAACCCTTGTGCATCTACGTATGTAGCCTCAGAGCCTCTAGCAAATGTAAAATCAGTTGCTATCGTATCAAAGTCTAAAGTAAACGTAGGGTCTGTTGGTGTTGGGTATGTAAGGTCAGCAAGTTCTTGGTCGCT